GATTGCTACTAACCCTTGTGGAGAGCAACCATTATTAGGTAACGAATCTTGTAATCTAGGTTCAATAAACCTAGCTAGATTTTATAAGAAAGCTAAAAAAGCCAGCACCTTTGGTTGGAAAGAAGAACTAGACTGGACTCGGCTAGAAGAAGTAACAAAAACTTCTGTACATTTTTTAGACAACGTGATTGATGCTAACAAGTATGCTACCCCCGAAATAGAACAAATGACAAAGGCTACCCGAAAAATTGGTTTAGGTATAATGGGGTTTGCCGATTTACTTATACAATTAAAGATTCCATATAATTCGGAACTTGCTAGAGAGATAGGGGCAGAGCTGATGAAATCTGTTAGAACTTGGGCTGATGAAAAGTCTAAAGAGTTAGCTGATAAAAGAGGCGTGTTTCCTGCTTGGGAGAAAAGTAACTACGACAGGGAGAATGAAAAATACCGGAATCATTGTAGGCTAACAGTTGCTCCAACAGGAACAATATCGATGATAGCTGACACATCTAGTGGTATAGAACCTACATTTGCACTAGCTTGGAAAAAACAAAATATACTAGAAGGTAAAACTCTAAACTATATAAATAAATATTTTGAAGCAGATGCTATAAAACATGGTTTTTACTCAGAAGACTTAATGGATTATTTAGCAGAAGGAGGTTCATTAGAATCTGTACCTGACCTTCCAAATTGGGTAAAAGAAGTATATGCTACAGCTCCTGAAATTTCCCCTAAAGACCACGTTTTGATGCAAT